TCCGTTCATCCTGAGGCATAAAAGCTGTTTGAACATACGGCACACTTCTTTTGTGGAATACATCGCCGGAGCCTTTCCGGATATTCTGCACCATTCATTCTTATCGCTTTCAGATATGTCTTCCATCTGCGATATGGCATACACAAGGAATCTTCGCCTATCTTTTCCTGGGGCAAGCGAAATCGGAGCGGACTTGGCCTGCTTCTTGGCTTCCTGCGGCATATTGGCCTTTTTCTCGGACAGGTAATTCCCGGCCTGTTCTATGCTCATCGGTTTCTGCGGCTTGTTCTCTTCGCTCATTTACCCTCCGTTGGTTTCTATCCGTGTCTCAATGCCTGGATATACCGCTCGCTCTTATCCCTTGCCGACTTGCTCTTGAACTTCCTTATAGAGCCATCCGACATCTTCAGGGCATACTTACCGCCGAACATAATCTTCATTCAGTATCCCCTGCGTCATCCTCGACGATATCTCCGCTCTTGCAGTCAAGGCGTATTTCAAGGTCTCCATCTCCGTATTTATTTACCCCCGTGACCTCAAACTCAATCAGCATTTTTCCCTTATCTCCAAAAGCAGATTTGCTTAATTCAGGGAACATCTTCTCTGTGACCGCAAAGCTGGGGTAACTCGGCGCGTCGTTCTTATATTCAACCGGGCCGCTCGGCCTTGCCATTGACCTCATACCTTTTGCGTCTTTCATTTTATGTCCTTTCCTGGCGCGTTTAACAGAATATCCAAAACAATTATCGTATTTATACACGCCCGTAAGTAGTGAGCGTCTTTTATCGGGTCTGGGTCAATGGGTTCTTTCAAATGATTAAAGGTGTCAATCTTAAGTTTCTCCAACTCATCCCGGTATCTCTTAAACTTCTCATCACCCAGACATTCAGAGGCTAACTTAATGACCGCTTTTGTGCGTTCCGATAATTCCTTCTTTTCAGCCTCAATGCGGACTTTTTCTTCTTCAGACAGGGGTTCATACGGATTTCTACCCATTCGCCCCTCCTTGTTGAGCCTTCTCCTGCGCTTTTATGGCCTCTGGTGAGGGTGGTGTCACAAGCTGTGCCTGCAAATCGGCTATAACAGGCAATAACTTGTTTACATCAAATTCCGGTTCTGTGTTGGTCATCTTGGATTTTTTTATTACAGCTTCGGCATACATAGCAACTCCCTGTAGCGCTGCCTGTATCTGCATTTTTTTGAACTCCGGAAGAGTAGGGATGACCTTTGAAGATATATTCTTCCATTTCGGAGACCATCCTTCGACAAGGTTTTTAAGCAGGGTATACACCGCTTCCGGATTCTTGGCTACCAAAGGCTCCTGCCGGATCACCTGATACAACGACAAATCCATGGTCTTCTCGTTCACCCTGTCTTGTTCAAAAGCAAACGCCATCGCCATTATATTCGTCCGGGCCACCATTTCGCTGCGCTCAATTGTCCCAAACGGATTTTCACCGACTATGTTCTCCGGTCGTATCTTATATTTCTTCCCCTGCTTGGACATCTGATAGTATATTGCAAGCAGGATATAGCCGATCTCGTTGAACGACGGCATAAGGTGCTTGATATAATCCATCACACCCTTACCGCTCTCGCGCAGTAAGGCTATAGTCTTAGCAGCCGGGGCGTTGGGGTCAAATGGGCTTTCTGCCCCGCTCATACCGCTTGACACTCTGCTTACCTGCTCATCGCCCATCACAAGGAACTGCATAAGGCTTATTAACCCGCCTATATCAGTGGGGCGCATATACTTGTTCAGGAAATCTACGTCACCGGTCTTTGCGTCTATCGGAACACCGTGGGCAAACCTTTTCTCAAGGAACTGCGACTGGACTTCCGGGTTCTGCGTTATCGGGGTAACGGTGTTATTTATATATGCACCCTCAAGCGTCAGGTTTAGGATGGCGTTCTCAGCGATGTTGCTATCGGTCATATCCTCGGCAACTCCGGGCTGATAGATACCCTTCTTCTTACGCTTCACGTAGAACGGTATCAGGCAACACGCCACGGCGTAAAATGGATAAAGTATCGCTCCGATAACTACTTTCTTATCCTCGTGTATCCAGACGACAATCTTAGTCTCTTCCTTGTCGCTTTCGTTGAGACGAAAATAATAAGTGCATTTTAGAATGTCAAAATCAAGCGTCTCAAAATTATCGGGCCGCTTGCCGTCTTTTGTCTCTACCAGTTTATCTATATCACGGAACTTGTCCTCGGATTCTTCTTTCTTCAGTTCCCAGTAGGTGTAATTTTCGCGGATAGCTATAAGGCGGGTATATTTTAATCCGTCGTATCCATCGGTCTTGACGCGGACAAATACGTCTTTGATGTCGTGATACTTTGGGCGGGGATCGTTGTATACCGTCTCACGGTATGTTGCTACAAAAGAAATATCTTCACCGTCAACCAGTTTTTTGCATAAACCAGGGTAGTCTTTAGGAGCGTCAGGCCAGTTCCGGATAAACTCTTTTAATCCCAAACTTATCATCGCAGGCTTGCCATCTTTTCCGATAACCGGCTTGCCTGTCTGTACATCTATCACCGGGGTAAGTTTGCTCTCGTAGAATTCTTCTCTTTTGCGCTGCTCCCGCCTGATATCGTATATCAACTCAAGCCAGCCGACACCTTTAACTGCGGCAGAATGAAACACCAAATCCATTTCCGGCTCAATAGGAAGGTTGTCCATCTTATAATCGAGAAAATCCTGCTGCTTATTACAAACGTCAACCCCGCCTTCCTGCCCGTATTCAGGACGCGGGGTTATGGCAAAGACCGGGTCTGTTTCAAAAAACGCCTGTTTGCAGGACGTTACAATAGCATCAATCTTGACTTTGGTAATGTTGCGGTTAAGGTTAAACTGCCGCAAATCGCTTTCGGACACCTTGCCATCATACTGATTATCCAGGGCTTTACAACGCCTGTCCAGTTTTATGTCGTCTCTCTCTTGCTTTATGACTTTTAACTCGGCGAGTATTTCTTTGACGACGCGTTCAGACTGTTCCTCGGTGAGTTCCAACTGCTCCATATAGACGGGGATACCGTCAGACTCCATACGCTTGTCTGCGGCGCTTTTATTTTCCTGTTCCAGCTTTACTTCATCCCTGCCGGTCTCATTCATAGCCAAACATTCCCCGTTTGTGTTCCTGCACGGCGGCGCGTTGCCTTGCGTGTGTATCCTTTGTTTCTAAAATTTTATACGGAAACTGATTTCTCACTATTCCCGCGATGGCCCGGCAGATTACCAGACCGTCCTGATACAGCTTTTTCCCGTCCTGCACTCCGTCCTGGGCTTCTATTTTTGTAACATTACCGTTGGAGTCGCGCTTGATTACAAAGCTGTTGCACTCGGCGATCAACTTGGCGGACAATAAACTGGTCGAGTTGTGCTTAATTTCCTCGGCCATCTGTGCCAACATCTGCGGACGGGTAACGGAGTTGGTATTAAATCCTAATTCGTCCGTCTGGACATCTACGCCATCTTTGTTGATTATCTTCCGGTAGACGTTGCCATAGTTAGCAAAGACCAACTGATTGACCTGGTATCCGTAACCCTTGTTCTCTTGGGCTATTATAGCATTGTTGTAATAATTACCAAGAGATATTTCCAACTGCGCCAATTCTTCCGGCGGGTGCTGGCCTACGACAATAGCGGCCGTGGTATTTGTGCGCTTATTCAAAACGAGTATCGCGGCCTCGTCGCTGTCCACAGCCTCGGAAGCGTCTCCGGCGACGATGTATTGTTCCGATTCTCCCGGACGCTCGAATATTTCTATGCGCCCTTGCGGAAGGTCGCGGAACTCCCATTTTAGGTTTGTATAAAACAACTCCCCTACGGCAATAGGAAGTTTAGCTTTCTGTTTTATCATCCCTTTCTGGTCAAAAAACATTGCCCCGGAAGTCTCGAACGCTTCCCTCCACGTAGACGGATAATGGCATCTAAAAGTATAGAGGCTCCCCTGACATTTATTTACAATAGCATACCTGCGCCAGTTTAGTTGCTCGTCGGTAAGGTTGTTATCAAATTTTAAATCCTGTTCTTCTTTTTCAAACGTGGCGCGGGAAGTGTCGGCGGTGAAGTTTATCCCTTCAAGCGGATAAAGTTTCCCGTCTTGTAACGGCATACTGTATTCTGACATCTCAAACCACGGAAAGAAAAGAGGCAGCCAGTCGGTCTTCCCTTCGACGGCGCGAACCCATTGATGATAGAACTCGTTCATCCCGTTTGCTGTGGTCTCTCCAATGACCATCGTTCCGGGAAGGTCGGGAACGGTTTGGTTGAGGTCTGCCAAAACCGTCCGCAGGTCGGGGAAAAAAGCAACCTCTGAATTATGAACTGCTACTCCGTTTAATAAACGGAACGAATGGTCAGGATGATCTAATACAATATCTCCGACAGTCTCGCTTTCTATCTCAGAAATATTCTCTACCCTTACCCAACAATGTTTTCTCCCAAACCTCCAATCCCTACGGATGGTATGATCGTTTTCTCTTTTTGGTTGTTTGTATCCCAGAAGAGACCTTAACATTCTCGAAGTGTGCCCGTGTATACGCAATATCCATATATCCCTACAATTTCTATTATAGACAACACCGCCCTTCCGGTAGTCAAGCGAAGAATAACCTATCCTATACCCCAAAAGCAAATCTCTTAATTGGATAAGAATTTGTGGTCTTACTGATGACACGCAAATAACATTTTCATCATCAGGAATGTGGGCGTCTCCATCTAAATACCCTTTGATCAGCCCACGGATGAATTGCTTAGGGTAACTCCAATACTTATTCGGAATATGTTTATTATCTTTTGCACCAAGTTCTTTCAAAATAAAACTTGCAAACTTACTCCCGTAGTAGATACCAACTATCGTTTTAGACGTAAGCTTGGGCTTGAATGAATAACTTTTAGTATAAACATTTATGATTTTGGCAATTTTGTCTAATATCGGCTTTTCTCCATCGCCCATTGATAACGCAACAGCAGAGGCAAGCTTCTTGGACTTATCCAACTTAGATCTGTTGTAAATTATTGACCCTTCGGCAAGATAGACCCCGAATACATAACCAATATCAAAATCAGCGTTTATTCTATTGCCACAAAAATTAAAATGCCGCTCTTTCTTTGGATGTGCTATCCTTAACGGGATACCAAGCATATCCCCTTTTTTGATACTTTCTGCCGGTTTCCATTGACCACGTCCATCTTTGCGCGTAAACCCTGTTTTGCTGTCTCTGACAAATATCGGGTGTTTGCTGGTGCATTGTATCGGAAAACAACGTCCTCCGCTTACGGTAATAGAAAGCAACCTTTCGCTTCCCTGAACATCTTTAGACTTGTTGAACGTAACCTGTCTTACCTTTGCGATATGCCCCAGATGTGTAACCACCTTATCGCCAGATACCACTTGATTAAGAGGTTTTATCCTTCCGTCGTTAACTATTACCTTGCTTTCTGGATGGAGACAGAGATGCACAGCGTGGAAGGTATGGCTCTTTGCAGACTCTTTGTTCTCGGCGGAGGCAATTATTATCTGCGAGTGGATACCTTCAAACTCTAACTTTTTCTCGTTTGACTTTTTTAATCTTGGGGCGAGGTGCGGGTCATCTATCTCGAGACGCTCTTGATACAACTTAGACATCTCAAAAAGATTATTGGCGTGTTCTTTTTCGTCCGCAAGGATTAGGGAATTGATGTTTTCCTGCTGGCTGGTGAGGGCATATATTATCGCTTCGACTTCCGTGGATATTCCGCCTTGCCGGTATTTTAATACCCAGGCACGGATTGGTTTACCGGCTTTCCGCAATTCGAGGATTTTAGAGAAGAGTTTTTGTTGCGTGGAGTTAAGGTCGAGTTTTATTAGCCTGCCGTCTTTTGTTTTTATCGATAAATACCCTGCGTAGACAAGACGCAGCGGATTGTCAAGGATGATCGCCTTCTCATCCAAGTCCATTTCTTTTTTAGATCGAGAGTGCTTTTTTTTGTCTGCTAACGCGGGCATTGATTTCCTCTTTGCTCAACTTTACTTCCGTGAGTTCGACTTCGGACTTGTCGCGCCATCCGGAAACATTTTTCAAAGTTTGAAAAGTCATAAAACCATTATGGTCGCCTTTAATCCCTAATTCCGCGAAGAAGAATTCCTGTAACTGCTTGGCGTATAAATAGGCTCGTGAAAAATCAGGATATTTTTGCGCCCAATCGTGTGGTGTATTAACATCCAAATCGTGCTTCAAGCACCATTTTACCAAAAAAGGGGATTCATTTGGGACTTTCTCTTCGGTGATTATCTCTTGCCCATCAATCCATTTTTTCTTTTTTTCTGTGATGTATAACGGACGGGAGAAGAAATCGACTAAATCCTGACAAAGTTCAGGTCTATATTTAGTGGGTCTTCCTCTTGGATTTCCGGTAGGTTTATAAAATTCTTTTATTGGCATAACATTATATTGATACAAGAGTAACAAAAAGTCAATAAAAAAGTTTTCTTTTTTTCTTGACATTGGTTTTGGCTGTGGCATAATGGGGTTACTTGAGAAAACACAACCCAAAAAGGACTAACTAATGATTACTGATAAAAAACCCAATACCCGACGAAAAACGCCGGGTTTATTTTTGCCCTCGGTAAGCACC